GGCTGACTTTCTCAAGAGGAGAAACATCTGGAATGAGAGATTGAATTTGTGGACTGGGGCTCTAGATGAGATGTCCATTTTTAAATCTTTACATGCTGTATTAAAGTCGTCTGCAGTTTCTAATGCAGAACAAAGCATGATGAATATTGATGGAGCCCTTAGGGAGTGGTTCTATCACGGCCGTGATGTATACGAATTTCGGCGTATTCAAATGAATGAAGTTGCAAAGAAGTGTAACATCTCTCATGGTTGTAAGGGATTACATTTAACGTATGAAGATCTTGAAGGTGTTTTTACAGTAAAGTATCTCAAACATATACCTCCCGAAGAAATTAAGAAGGACAAGCCTAAGAAACTTGTCCCTCAAGTTTCACAACCTACCCGTAAGTCGCCTCGTTTAGTTAGGCATCCTTACTCAAATAAGTGGTAGGTATTTCACCCCGATTGTCCGTTGGGGTTCCTCTTAATTGAGGTATAGTTGAATAGGACCGTGTGTATATGGATACCAGTATATGTATTTTTACATGTTATATATTTTATATTAGGCTTTGCATGCGTTAGCACCCTGCCCTCAGGATACCCCTATTTAGGGGAGAAGTTCGCTACTTCAGCAAATATGTTATATCAGAGGTGATTGAGCCATCACTCTAGATGAATAAATAAAGGGTTTTCTAACAATTCTAATAACCAAAGTGGTGGTACGGGTCCATCAATAACAAACCCGTCTGCCCCGGAGACACCGGGGAGATTCAACGTTACAATTAATGAGGAGGCGTTGGATTCTACAAAGGAAATCCTCTCTTTCAGTGATCAGACTGCACATTGGGACTACATGGTCAATTCCAATCCCGATTCAACGTTTGGTACTGCTGATACGAATGATGCCGATTTGGCGAATTTCTTTGCTCGTCCCGTGAAGGTCCGCTCTTATAATTGGGCGGTTGGAACGAATATTTTTGAAACTTTTAATCCGTGGAACGATTTTTTCCAAAATCCACGCATTATTAATCGTATTTCGAATTATAATCTAATGAGGTGTGAACTTAAGGTTAAATTCGTTATTAACGGAAATGGTTTCCATTATGGACGCGCCATTGCATCATACACCCCTCTGCATCAATTTGATAATATCACTCGTGATCGAGCATTTTTCCAACAAGATATTATCAATGCGAGTCAGAGACCCAAGATTTTTCTTGATCCAACAAAATC